ATGTAGTTGTAAGTTGCTAGTCCTGAATTGACAGTGATCTGTGCCGCACCCTCATCACTGATACTAAATTTCTTATCGCCTGCTAGATTTAAGATACTTAATACAGCATTTACTGGCCATGACCACCCTTTAGTTAGTGTGCCGGTTATACCTGCTTGGAATACGAAATTACCTGCATGGCTGCTATGATCACCAAAGAAGAATTTTAGTTCATTACCTTCTGTTTTAGCAGTGAAGTTAAGTTCTTCTGAGTTAGCACTTGCCATGAATTTCAGTCTCTGTATATTGGTCACCGATGGAGTGAATTCTACGTTCCATGTAACCGCTCGCATCTTGACCGTTTTGAGTTTGTCATTGACGATCTCTTGGCTCATGAATCTATAATCATTCTTGAAATCCCCTGCGGCATTTTCAAAATGCAAGCCCACTGCTACCTGTTCACCATTGCGGTCTTGTTTGGTGATCGAAATCTTAGCATTTTCTTTGTATTCACTGATGCCCAAGATCACGCTTAGTTTTGATAAGTTCGGCATACCAAAAGTACCAATGAATTCTGCTACTGGTCCATTTAGTTTAGCCTGCACGATAACACTACGGTCTTCAGCCAGTGCCTCGATATTTGTTTCTGAATCGGTCCCCATGATCTTAACCAGATCGATGTTACCTAGCCCATGTGTATTTTTAACGATGTCTAATAGATAATCACGCATTTGTTTCTCCTTTGATAGTGTATTATATATGGTTTATTTAGATCTTGCAAGCTATTTGATAAATTATTTTCTCCTGACCGCACCGCTGGCCTGTGATATCTTTGATGTGGTCAGATCGCCAGAGCGTTTTAGTTCTGCCCAACTCACATGAGAAACATTGACATCATCTGATATGATGTCGTCGAATCCAATCAATTCAAATCCATGCTTGGAATATATTTTTTCTAAGAGTAGCGGAGTGCACCAGCTGGCAGAATTTGAATCAGCTGATCTCGCTGACATTACTAGGTCACAATTATTATATGTGAATAATAGGGTTCCGCCTGGTCTTAAAAGTCTCATCATCTGCTGTAGATAGAGATCAATAACATCAACGGATAAATGGTTGAAAAAATCCCAACAGAATATCAAGTTGAACTGTGCTTGGGGCAACGTTGACAGATCTCTTTTGTCGTTAAGTTCATATAATTGAACTCTTTTCTGATATATTTCTGGAAATGATTGTAGTGACTCTTGCAATATTTCGATACTCGGCCCCATTAAGTACAAGGGATCACTGGCCACCATGAGGCTGATCCAGCCATCGATATTAGAAGGATTTATCTCCGCAGGAGGAAAAAGTCTAGTGTTTATCTGGAGTCCGGGATATCTGACCTGGCTAATCTTGCTGATTTTATTATTAAAAATAGTTCTAACAATTTCGTTAGTTGGTAAGTGACTTACTATAGTAGATTCTTTAAACACGTCGCTAGTAACACTTTTTGATTCTAGTATGTTAGAAATATTATGATCGATACTATCGATAATCCTTCCGACTTCGGCGATAATATCTTTATTTTTTTGATCTATGTCACTGTAGATTGATCTGATTTGATCGATACGTCCATGATATTCATTGAGATCAAATCTTGATATCAGTGATTCGATCAATTGACTCTTAGAATATATGGTATCATCGATCGATAACTTAGGAATAATCTCTTTGAGCTTATTTTTATGTTCTACTAGAGTAGCGAGATCAGTCATCATTCAAACGTAAACAAGTTATCAAATGTTGTGGCGATCTGAGTGTTTTCGGCGATTTGCCATTTCAACACACCTAGTAAGTTTTCTACCTTTTGATCAACAATGCCAGTTTCCATACTAGCATCATCAAACGGTAATTCTTTAAACCACGCTGGAATGTGTGTTTCATCTGTTGGATACCCAATTGACGTATAGCCCAATGGATTGTCTTTTAACTTACATACTACAGTTTTCATACCATCGACGATACTCATGCTGTATTGATCACCCATCATGCGTTTCAAGTTGTTCCAATTCATGGCCGCCCGCACATGTCCTGGCATGTTGGCTTTGCCTAGACGTTCTTCTTCTTTGCTATACTTGGTTAGATTGTTTACACGTTTAGGTGTACCTTTTTCCCAGGCTGGACGCTCTGTAAAGATCAATTTGAAGTCACGCACTTTGTCAATTATCGCTTCACGACCTGTACCTGTCAACACAGATAATAAGACGTCACTTAAGAAGTCTTGGATAACTTTAGGGGTATCTGATCTCTTTAAGTCTAAGCCCATGGCTTTTACTTTACCAGGTGTACCATGTGTGTCTAAACGATGGCCTTCCATATCATAGATCAATATGGCATAGCGTTTCTTTTTAATAAACAGGCCTTTAAGTGATACACTTTCTCGCCCACCTTTGATCAGTTCGCCTTGACGACGGGGAGTATGGAAAGCCCGTTCACAGAATGCTGGAAAACTCTCATTGACCTGATCGGCGATGCTGTCATACAGGCCTACTGCTATGTCTTTGTTCCATTCCATCTTACCTGCTAGAACGTCTGCACGTACCATTGGATACGCACTGAAATAACAAGAGTCTGTATCACCATAGATGATCGCTTCACCGGTATGATCATATACGCCAGTGATACACTCATTAATATAGGCATCCATGTGACGAGCAATGGTTCTGCCAGTTAGTGTAGTTGATTGTCCGATACGTTTGTCAAAGAAACGACATCCTGGATTCAAAATAGCACCATATAGACTGTTCAAGTTAATTTTTTTAACCAACTGACGCTTGTCCCAGAACGCTGTATCTTCATCAGTTGTAGCTTCTTTCTTTTTAGCCTGCATGTCTTGACGTTCAGCATACCAACGCTCTAGCAAGCCTGGGATAACACCTTTGCGTTCATTATTGAAAATAGTACCATTGGCACTAAGTATCCAAGGTTTATTACTGTCAAAGATCAATCGCCAAACATCTGCGGCACTTAGGACATCACTAGTGCCATTAGCCCAATCGATAGTAATCTCAGTACCCACTTCACCGTTCATCACTGCGGTGTATTCTAAACTGCCGAACAAGTTTTCCCATGCGTCAGCAAAACTACTACCTGCTGTTTGTTTTTCTTTGATATAGTGTTCAGTCATAGTCTGACGTAGTTGTCCTACGATAGTTTCTGGACCCATGTTAAGTGCGCGAATAGCACTTGGATACAGTGAGTTAATGTCAATAGCGCCAATGTAGTCATGCATGCCTGCTTTAGGAGTCGCTACATACGCACCTGCGGCCTGTGTATCAAACTGTTCATCACGATTACGATTTGGCACAACCATACCCAGTTGATGTGCTTCATTGATAATAGCCTGTTCTGTAACTGCTACAGCACCCATGGTAGTTTGCAGTAGCACAGTGTTGTCATGCGCTAGTTCGTTGGCTAGATCTAAGAAGCGTAGTTTGGTATCTAGTTTGTGTAACAAGGCAGTGTCTTGGCGATTGTATTCGATAAACTTGGCAAAGTCTTTGTTGTACAGTTGATCCAAGGTACCTTCGTACTGTGTTTTACTTTCGCCTAGTTCATATTCTGAAATAGCATCTAATGAATAGCTATGGCGTTCTTCATAGGTATATTTGCGATACAGTTGCATATAGTCCATGTGTACACGACCAATAAGATCAAATGTCATGTTAGCTGCACCAAAGCGTTCAAACTCACGCTGTTTAGGGAACTGTCCCCATAAACAGAATCTGCGTGTGTCATCTTTGCTTAGGACACGATTGGTACGCTGCACCATATATGGAATATCAAAGCCCTCTGAGTTCCAACCTGATAATATGTCTGCGTCATCGATCAAGTCCAAGAATGTTTTAAGCAGGTCTTCTTCACGTTCCATCAAGAAACAATTATCATAATTTTTAGCAATCTCTTCAGCAGTTTCCCAACTCATGCTCTTAGGTGGGATAACCATGGTAACCAGTTTGTCTAACCAATCTAGATATACTGATACTGCGGTTATGGGATTAAATGGGTCTTCTGGACGACTGAATCCTCTGACAGGGTCAAAGTCAACCTCAATGTCGAAGAATGCTGTCTGTAGTTTGGGGGATTTCTGTCCTAGATAGTTATCTTCAAGACAACGAAACACAGGGTTGATATCACTTTCCCAGATGCGTTTGCCTGAATTGATTTTAACTTCTTTGTGGAACTCTTTGCCTACACGGGTACTAAATTTTGTTACAGGGGTATCATAGATAGTGCGAAACTTACCACGAGGATCATCGTAGTAAAATGTATAGTTGGCGGGATATTCTTTATATTCTCTTTGTCCATTTACACGCTCAACGATGTAAATACGATCTTTTGTTCTGTCGAACAATGCGTCTACATAACTCATCTTTTTCCTTTTTGTGCGACTTATAGCTCACACACACTCTACATGCCCAAAGTGGGCGTTAATATATAATTATAACTTAAATCTATGGAATGGACAACGTATTTTGATAGATTAATGCTTTCTTTTTATTTCTAATAGACCAAACTTTTCAAAGATTTTAGCATATAAGTAGCCCAAGTCTATCTCCCACCATCGATGAGAAAAACTGCCACCACCGGGCCTAGTTGTATGATTTGAATGAAACTCTTCTCCGCAATGTAGTATGCCGATCGGAAAATAATTTACTGCATGTTTCGTATCTAGATACCCAAATCCGTGATTCGGGCTAGTATAATCTATCGCTTTACATGTTCCGATTCCGTGGAACATAAAAACCACTACCCACGGATGCCAATATTTCTCTAATAAATACCACAACACACCTGATAGGAATCCAGCTAATGGACCAAACAATATCCAACCAACTATTCCCACTAACCATATTCCAAGGTATCTATTTTCTTTAAAGAAATTCTCTAAGTGATCATCAAAATCCTGATATGGATTTGGGTGAGCATCCTTCCATTCCTGGGGGACGAACCATGCATCACCTTCCTCTGGTATTCGATTAATGTGGGTTATTTGCTTAAAAGTAAATCTTCTTGGACTGTTTGAATCTATATCAGTGTCACCAAACTGATGGTGAAAATTATGTGCGAACCAAGCTTCTGTTTTCCAACCAGGCCACCATGATAGACCCAACCATAATATTATTCTGCAAAACTTTTCAAATTTATGAGACAGCACTCTCATAGACCGATGAGTAATATCTCTATGGAAGTAGATAGTGTATATCATCCAAAAGATATGTCTGAGAAATATAATATATATAGGAAACCAATACCAATAAAATAATCCGCTCATATCTCTATTTATTAATTATATTCTATTAATTATACAGCAATCTTCCATAACCCACAAGATCAACTAAGAAAATAGTCAGGCTGGTCATAAACAATCCAAAACTTCCTCTGCTCAATGCTGAGTACATGCTAATAGCTAAACAGCAAAAGAACAATGGATAAACAACCAAGAACGGCACATCAGGTACAGTGGCTGCAAACGTTACTACTACAATGATGTTTAGAAACCAATTGAAGACTTCTAAACATAATCTAACGGGATGGCCTTGCCAATCTTTTTTTATAAAATTGGCAGTTTTGTGCCAATCGATCAAACCGTGCGACCAACAGTTTCTAAGATATCTGTCAATGTTTCGTGATCAGCGTTGGTTTCAGTTAATTTTGATTTTTGTGCGATCTTGATAGCTTTCTTTAAGATAGCTGGTTTAATTTCTAATTCTTCTGCCACTGCTTTAACAGTGTCGTTCAAGCCCGCCGACAGATCTTCTACTTCTTGTAATACAGCAATACCTTCGTTGATTAACTGTGTTAGTTTGGCTTTTTGTTCGCCCGAAAACATTTTTGACATGTCAATTTTCCTTGATTTAAAATTATATTATACTTGAAGTATTTAACCGTGTCTACGGTGTTTGGCTAATTTATTCTACACTTGCGAAGTATTTTGGTAGCAGTTTGGAATTCATAGGCTAGATCATCATATAAATCTTCTGGTGGGCGTTCTGCATAAGCACGTGATACATAAGCCATTTGTCCCATATCAGCATAATAAATTTCGGTAGGCCAACGGTGTTTACCCCACTCCATGCTGTTAATTAGCAAGCATTCGTCGCCTACATTTTTGAGTAATTCTTTTTTAGCTTTTACGGGAAGATTAACACTGCTTAGTAATTTAACACCCACAGGCACTGTGTTAACATTTGGTTTGTCTAGATAGTGTGCGAATAAGTGTACTATGTATGCTTCTACTTCGTGTGCCAAATTAATTGTAAGTTCGCACTCTGCTCTGCGAACGATATCATACGACTCTCTTACGTAGATATCCCAATTGGTCATTTACATTACCATTTACGGCATGACCAATAACGGGCTTTAGTACGGGGTCCTGGATTTGCGCAGTTGTGACGAGCACGGAATGAACGACGGCGTGCTGGATTTGATTTCTTAATACGCATATTAGGATCACCAAAGTTTACTTTTTTGATATTGCCTGTGCTAGGATCTTTAACATAAACCTTAAATTTCTTAACATCGCCACGCATAGGCTTACCAAGAGGTACTTTGCGACCATGATACTCTGCTTCATCCAATTGTTCATCTTCGTTGTACCACATTTCACCATAGGCTTCAAAAAATTCATCACCATGATATATTTCTTCCGCTATTTTTGATTCTGATAAAAATTCATTTATTTTCATTTCTTTTTCCCTCTACGCATATTTATCTGCCAGCGAGCTAACTGTCCTTTGCGTCCCGGTGCCTTGGCTGCTTTTTCTAGCTGGGCTATAGTAGCGCCTTTTGGGATACCGTGGCGTTGGCTATCACCTGGTCGACCTGGCCCCTTCCCATCTGCGAAGTTCTCATTTGCCTTTTTACGACCAGCACAGTGTGCCCGTTGGCTGAATCCCTTAGGATTAGAGCAGTTGATACTCTTTTTGTATTTTTTGCTCCATTTCTCAAGCATGATGGGTTTAAGCTCCATATACTGCGGAAACTGCTGATTAAATTCACGCATAATAACACCAGCTTCGGCATTGGCTTGATCTTCTTCGGGACTACCTGTAGCTCCACTGTCTGCCTCTAACTGTCCATGCTCACCTTGAGCATAGTGCACCATTTCGTGTGCTAAAGTACGTAAGATATCATTTGGGTGGCGATTTTTAATGCCTAGATGTACTGTGCGATCATCATTGCTAAACTTACCAAATGATGGCATGTGATCTGTTTCAACATCACGTAAGAGCTTGATCTTA